CACATTGAAGTTCATGAGGTACACATTGATTGAGGCCTGTGCAAAAGGATCAAAGTTTGACGCAAACGGTCCTGTTGAATCACCAAATGTTCTGCGGAATATTTGACGCACACTATACACTTCTTGGGGCAAAGTGTAGATGTTCAAGTCCCGAATCAACTCCATAAAAATGTAGGCTTCTTCATAGGCGTTGTTGGCACGTTGACGATAGGTGCCAATTGTGCGTTGATATGCGGCTTCGTAGTGTGCAGGGTCTAATTCAAGATCAATGATTTGATCGCCCATGGTCAATTTGCAATACTCAATAAGATTTTGCTTTAACTCAGGTAGTAGGTTTTGTTCAGCCATTGGGAACTCCGTTCCCCCTTATTTACCAGGCTTTGAGTACGATCAGGTTCTCGGTTCCGCGAGCATTCCACGGCGTTTCAGTAGTGGTCAAATCCCGGTAAATCTTACGTGCCGCTGGCTTGCCTGCGGCCTGTATAGCTCGGATGACATCTGCTGGTTTACGCACAGTTTTTTGTAGTGTTTCTACGGTACTGTATCCTATTACACTGTTGTTCTTAATAGTGAACGCCTGTGTATGGCTATCTGCTACCACATGAATCAACTTGCGTTTCTTGGTGTCATACAACCAGGCTTCGGCCTTGTCTACCAGGCTTGCGGCTGGCAAACCTTTGATTTTGAGTTCCGCAAACTCTGCTGTGTGTTTGAACTTGGCCGCACGTTTCTCTGGGGGTACTGCTTTGACCTTGCGTGGTTTGCGTTCCACTTTCTTGATCTGCACATAAGCACCACAGTCATTGATCACTGCTTCGCAAAACTTCACACAGTTACGCAATTGTATCTTGGTCAGGTACGAGTATGCTTCAACCAACAACGCATCCTTGCCTTCTACCGCTTCTTCAAACTCCGCCAATTTGTGTTTCCAACGATTGGAAATTTCACTGATCATTTGTGGTACTACATTCATGCCACGGATTACCATGATAGGCTTGTAGTCCGCTGACATCTTGGCACCGGCCATCATGAATTCGTCAAACATGCCATCCAGTTCGGCCGCACACTCGCCAACTTTTTCTCTCAGGCGATCTTGTATGTTTGGCTTGGCCGGACCTTCTGCGACTGGCTCAGTATCCGCCTCAACTGTTTGTTTACTGGACAAAATTTCTTTTAACAAATTGTCCAGTTTGATCTGTTCAGTTTCGTTCAGTTCCAGGCCCACCATCTTCATACGACACAACCAACCTGTGGTCAGTCGTATGGCCGAATCTGGAATGCTTTTTAGCACTCGCACATCTGCCTTGCGATCTTGTGACTCCAAATAGTTCACAATCATGTCTCGGGCATCTTTTTTGCCGTAGAAGTAGTTGTACCATGAAAATGCTTTGCTCAGGGCACTGATGCGATTTTCTGTGGGTTGTGTTCGCCACGGAGGTTCCCCGCCCATGACATTGGTATCTGAACTGCGGGGGTTTAGCAGTTTAATGGGTTTCATCAAGGCTCCTTTGGTATTAATGCAGTAATTATAACACTTTGAGATTTATTGGTCAACCTGCCCATAAATACTCATATGCCCCGCCTAAGTTTATACAGACCTAACAGAACTCGTGATTACCAATTTTTGGACCGCACAATCTCCGAAATGTACACCGTTGGAGGTATGGACATTTTTATCCACAAATACATGGGCCCGCAAACTGGCGGTGAGGACTCTGCTGTTTCTGGCAACTATGATATCACTCAACCCATATACGAAACCCTGGATCCACTGAACATCCAAGACTTGCTGTTGCTGGAAAATCGTGACAGAATTTATGATCCAGATGTATATGTCATGCGAGGCGTTTACAATCATCAAGACATTGACTTTGACCTTACACAATTTGGCCTGTTTTTAAACAATGATACCTTGTTTATCACCTTCCACTACAATGACATGATTGATACCTTTGGTCGCAAACTCATGAACGGCGATGTGTTTGAAGTGCCCAACTTGAAAGATTATAATCCACTAAACGCTTCTATTCCACAACCCTTGCCCAGATACTATGTGGTTCAAGATGCAGACTTTGCTACAGAAGGCATGAGCCAAACCTGGATGCCACACACTTGGCGTGTGAAAGCCACGCCCATGACCAACAACCAAGAGTTCAAGGACATACTCAAGAAACCAGTGGTCAGCGAAAATATCTGGGATTCAGGTAATTTTTATCCCACTGGCTGGATTACCAACTACGGTGATGTGTACTATCGTGCTCGACAAAATACTCCTGCTGACACAGAAATCACCAATACCAACTATTGGGAACTATACAACCCAGCCACACAAAGCGATGTGTTCAGTACTCGCATCAAGGACACGCAGATCAACGATGCTATTCTTGCACAAGCTGACGTTGAAGTTCCTGCAAGTGGTTACGATACCCAGCCGTTGTATATTTTGCCAACTTTGTCAGATGGACAACCAGCCAATCCTGTGTCACTATCCACTGACAGTAACGTCACTGTGGATGGCACACAAGGTGGTATGAACATAACTCCTCAAGCTGATGGTTATACCATTGGTTATCTCACCGGAGACGGTGTACCACCAAACGGACTGCCGGTTGTGACTGGTGTACAGTTCCCGTTGAATCCTGTGTCTGGAGATTTTTGTTTGCGATTGGATTATTTTCCCAATCGTTTGTTCCGTTATGATAGTCGACGTTGGGTCAAGATTGAAGACAAGGTACGTACCAACCTCAACAACGGTGCTACCAATGATACCTTGCGCTCCAGCTTTGTGAACAATACATATACAACACGTACCACAGACATGGGTAATATTCCTAGTCGGCAGAGTCTAAGTGAAATTCTTAGACCACGTGCTGATAATGGTGATCAAAATGGATTTCAAGATCCCAATCCGTATCCGCCGACCCAACCAGGTCAGAAATCGAGTTAATCATGAGTCAAATGTTCTTCTACGATGCGCAAATACGCAGATTTTTATTGCAGTTCACACGAATTGTCAGCAACTTTCAAATTGAATACGGCAACGAAACAGATGGTGTGAACAATGCCACCTTGATTCGTGTGCCGGTTCGTTATGGAGATGCCAGTCGCAATGCACAGGTTATCATTCAAGAGAACAGTCGTAACTCAATGCCAGCGGCACCGCTGATGACCTTCTATGTGTCAAGCCTGGAGTACGATCGCCCCAGAATGCAAGAACCTTATCATGTGAGCAAGGTCAATGTACGCCAACGCACTTATGATACTGCCACTGAGTCATATGAAACCACACAGGGCAATGCCTTTACCATAGAACGACTCATGCCTGTGCCCTACAAACTGGGTATTACACTAGATATATGGACCTCAAACACCAATCAAAAAATGCAGTTGTTGGAACAACTGCTGACTTTGTTCAACCCCAGTCTTGAAGTACAAAGCACAGACAACTTTATTGATTGGACTAGTTTGAGTACAGTTGATCTAGAATCAGTAACATGGACTTCAAGAACAGTGCCCATTGGCACAGAGAATCCCATCGACATGGCCACTATCAAATTTTCATTGCCAATTTATATTTCAGCTCCGGCCAAGGTCAAGAAACTGGGCGTGGTTGAACGCATTATCATGAGCATGTATGACGCTCAAGGTGATTTGAGTAATGCTGTCATCGACAATGATCTGTTGTTGGGCACCAGAGTGTTAATTACTCCAGGCAATTATGAACTGGTAGTGATTGGCAATCAATTGCAGTGTTTACAGCCACGAACTATTGTACCAAATGGCAGCAACAATGACCTTGACCCTGCGTCGATTGTGTCGGGCAGTAGCCTGCTTTGGCCTGCTGTGATCGGCATGTATGGCACATTACGTCCGGGCATTAGTCAAATTCGTCTAGAACAACAAGACGGATCATTTGTTGTTGGTACAATTGTGATAAACCCCAATGATGATAGATTTTTGTTGTTTGATGTTGATCCCGACACTGTGCCACAAAATACCTTGGATCCCATTGATGCTGTGATCAATCCCTTGGCCAGTGGTCCTGCTGATGGACTGGATTCAGCCATAGAAGGTCAACGCTATCTATTGACCGAGGCCACTGGTTCACAAAATAATGTTGGACCAGCGTCGGCCTGGATTGGTGCCAACGGCAGACCCTTGATTGCAGAAGCCAATGACATTGTTGAATACACCAACAGCTACTGGCGGGTGGTTT